CGCTACGAGCCATGGAGAGCCGAAGGCGAGGGCGAGTAGTCCCTGGTAGCCTTAGGGCCGTGTGTTTTTCCGTAGGAAAAATATAAGGCATACGAAAAGGCGTCAGTCATTGGGGAGCGTAGATTTTGAGCCCCGTATGGGGATCTAAATCAAGGGGGACCAGGACGTCCAGGGCCGCCGGAGGCATACTTGTCGCCAGTTTTTGTCCCTTTCGGGGACTTGGAGGTCCCGGAAGGTTTCTCAAAAACTGGCGACACGCTTGCTTGGCTTCTCGCATATTTTCAATAATATCCTGGTAGCCTAAATGAGTGACCATTTCACTCAAGATTCGCACATCAATACCATTCTCTTTCGCGAACTTTGATGCCTGAATTCCAGACTTCATATACTTCCGAGTTAATGGAAGATGTTTTGCGTATATATCAGGATGAGTGTCCCTCTTATACTCAATTCTGTACCGCATATTACAGAACTTCTTGAAGTCAATCTCGTAGGCTTCGCAATACTCTTTCTGAGCCATACCAGCTGTCTTAAACTCTTCAATCTTCTGATACCAGTACCAGATTTCATCGTGATCTTTCTTAATCATCTGTTAACCTGTCGTAGGAAACTCTCTCCTTGACTAATGAGTTCACCAACAGTGTCAGCACTTAAATCAAAGCTAGAATTATGAGTCATCATCTTGCCGCAATATTTCCCATTATCCACCTTCGGATAGAGGGTAATTGAGACATTCGGGTACTTATTGCTCCAATAATCCCTTATCTCCTTCAACTCTGTCGCTATCATCCTTGTGCTCCTGTATTAATCGCTTCAGTTCAGCTTCTATAACTTCACACGCTTTAATATAACCCCAGTCGTACTTCTCACGCATTTGATTAAATAGGTGTTCGCGTCCAGCTCTATGAACTTTTAGCCAAGAGAAAAACTCATCAAACAGATTCCCTCCAGAGGACATGGGATAGTCACTAGGCTTACCCAGACTACAACATGGACACGTAAACTCAAGAGCTATATCCTCTCGACAATGCTGACAGTGGTAATAGCTTCGGTCGTCCATTTTCCCCTCCAAATCAAGGCTGAATTAAACCACGGTTTAACTTAAGAAGTCAATCCGGCTGTGTTATCATAGAGCGGTAACTAAAATGGAGATTACATGAAACTACTATTAGCAGGATTAGCAACATTAGCAACTAGCACGGCATTTGCTGGCGAGCCATTGTTCAAAGTTGACTCTTCTCAGGAAGGTCTAAATCTACCGTATGTAGTATGTGCGGATGGTATGGCGGCCATGTCATGCTATAGATTCACGGCTCATGGACTACAATTGTTCATTCAGTCTAAATCTACCAAGCACCCTACATTCAAGAATGCTGGGATTAAGCTTGATGCGCCTGGTTATAAGATTGAGGGTTGTGCGCCTTACAGTAATGGGTATTGCCTATTTGCTGTAAACAACACCCAATACACGCAATTATTCTTGAAGTAAATCGATAAGATAACGCTTGTGGTACTCGATGCCAGCCTGAAACTCATGTTCTTCAGAGAAGGTTACGCGCGAGTTCCATAGGCGTATTGCCTCTTCCTCACTACGAACACAGAACCCTGGTTGGCAACCACATCCAGAACAACCAATTGATATCCATCCTTGCTTATCGGTTGTTCGATGAAGAACGTTCTGCTTCTCTTCGTCAAACTCTCCACAGAATGGACAAGGTAAGCATTTAGCCAGGACTTCGCCTTCTAAAGTCTTGTACTCGGAAGTGTATTTGGCCATTATGCTGCCTGAATCAGTTGGTCAATGATGTTGTGGCACTCTTGTTCCACGTATGGATAATGTTTCACGGTTTGCTCAGGATATCCATTCATTGCGTTAATAAATGACTTCTTGCTTTCAACAGCATCATCACCATAGTATTTACGTAGCGCGTCAACATCGATAGAGTCATAACAGTGACCGCAATCAAATCCAATCCACATGTCATTACAGGGCACTTCCAGTAAATCCTTCAAGCCGTGACTAGGCGACATGAACGTCAATCCGCCATGGCACTCAATGTTCAAGCTGTCATAATCGTAATGCTTATAAGGTCTGCTACCCATCAAGGTGCGCTCCTCTTCTGGAGTCTGGCTGTACTTGTGCTCAGGAGGGATTGCCACGTAACCACATCGATGACCATTAGTGTTCAGGACAATGATGTACTCGTGATCTTTATAGGTTCCACCACCTTCAACGGCAATCCAGCGTAATACATTCTGGTAAGCAAATATAATCAGCTGAGCGTCATCTGTTCCATAAGCTTTACAAGAATCGATAGCAGTTGTTATTTGTCGCTTTAGCTTGGTCATGGCCTTCATCTTTATACCCAAACAATTCCTTCATGAAATACGCATATTGCTCACTCATGTGAGAAAGAATGTCGTAGCTTACATCCTCACCATTGGCAATCTGGAAGCTAATCGCTCCAAGCATTCCCCAGAAGTACATCATGTCATCCCTGAGTTTGGTGTTCATCTTTATCCTTTGTATTTAATTCAACATAACGCTTAATAGCCAATTGAAGCTTCTCGTGTCCATCGAAATCATCAAAACTTACAAAATCCATTCTGTAGCCATCAGGGTAATGCTTCTTAAATCGTTCGTGCCTATCCGGTCGGCTTCCCTCAAGAATACCTAAATCATGACGCATGTACCCTTCGTTCGAACAAATGTGTCCACCAAGGCATTCCCCATCTTCGGCTAATAAAACCCCATCATACCACCCTGGCTTTCCTCCATTATTAAACCCATAGATAACAGGAAGCTCTTGAATTGGTTTTTTATTTGGGTTGTATAGGGCGTAACCCTTCCCTTCCATTTCGTATAAGTGTTGCGCTAAATATAAATTCTCAGCTGCTGGCGTGGTCATTTACTTCATCTTAATTAACCTTAGGTTGAATGTTACTACAAAGTTTCTGGGAAATACAGAGTCATGCTAGTCTGAATCTTTTCAGGAGGAAACTATGGCTGCTATCAAGGAAGGCGATTGGGTTTATACATTCATGGGCGAAGAACTTATTCATCTGGTTGTAACCGCGTACGACGCTGATATTGACCCACTTAGGTTAACTGGGGAAGACGCTTCTAACACTTACTGCCTTTGCGCATCAGATTGCTACCCGACTAAGGAAGAGGCTATTAGTGGAATGCTTTCTGCTCTCCTTGGCATTACCGAATGTGACTGTGGTGAGGACGAAGGAATTGCTCAGAAAATATTTAGCAGGTTGCCACCTAATTGCTCCTAATCTCTACAGGGTCAATTAGAGCGAAGTGAGTGACACGATATTCTGCCATTGATATATCCATGTACGCTCCATTGGATAGCTCCCACCGAGCTGTGTTTTGGATATCATCAGTATAATGCTCTAGGGAGGCGATAATATAACGCTCATAAATATAATCATGCTCTGGTCTGCGTTCTATCCTCAATAATAAATCGACGCCATTAGGAGGAAGATACTCCTTCGTGCTAAACCATTTCATAATTTCCCCAGAAATATTTTACCCATAGTGTATATAAAAAATATTGGTTTCGCAAAGTCGTTTTCTTAATTTTAAGTGATGGAAATTTATACAAGGTTATTTGAAAATTGCTGGGAAATTATTGTGGTCAACATTTGTACTCACAAGGATTGCGGCTTATGAGTTTCTACACTAATCCACATTGACTTTTCCTAATGCGTTAATTGCTCTGCGGGCTAGTCTTAACCCCTTCTTATACATCATGGCGCAATACACGGCTGTTACTGGCTGCTGAGTATTAATATTCAATGTAAGCTTGGCAATATCTTTGTAGAGCATCTTCTTACCTGTGGTATGGCCTAAACGCATGGACATCAGGTCATATAATCTGAGTCTATTCATTTGATGACGACTCTGGAGGAATGAGACCGCCTTAGTCATAACGACCTCAAAGAACTCTTTATCCTTTAGTTTATCCTCAATGTATTCGTCAATCATATTCATAATTTACCAGAAATATTATGGGCATATTGTGTAATAAAAATATTGTGATCGCAAATGGGAATTCTTGAATTTTTTTGGGGGAAATTCTGTATAACCATTGCGAGAAATTCCTCTATATGGTTTGGGTAATTATTGTGCAAGACTTATGGAAAATAGTCTGGTTGAGTGGGAGGGGAGGCTCCAGCATCAGCGAAGGGGTGGCTCTCTGTCGGGGCATACCCCCCTTCGAAGCTCAAGCAGGGTGTCTACCCCTACCCATGGCAACGTAGCCAGTGAGATGCGAGGCTGATAGCATGGGATGCTATTGAACTGATACGCTATAGTATCAACCTAGATTGAATCAGTCAACTATTATTTTATTTAATTCTTTGTGTTGCATAACCATTATTCCATGAACACGCATTGAATACACCTCAAGCAATACCGTTGCAATGTATTAATATAATCTCTATTGACATATGTCGCTAAGGTGTTGTACATTCCATCCTTTAACAACAGTGGAGTACATTAAATGCACATAGGTTATAAGAGAGTAAGTACAGTTGACCAGAACACCGCTAGACAGCTCGCAGGTATTGAGCTTGAGCGCGTGTATGAAGACCATGCAAGCGGTGCTAATAAGGATAGGCCAGAGCTTAAGCGTTGCTTAGAAGTGTTGAGAGAAGGCGACACGCTACACGTTCACGCAGTAGACAGACTATCAAGATCAATGCGTGACCTATTAGATATAGTTGATACTGTGCTCAAGGCTAAGGCTAATCTAATCATCTATAGCCCACGATTAGAGTTTAGTTCGCAGTCAGAGGATTACTTGCAAACCTTTCAACTACAGCTATTCGGTATAGTAGGACAATTAGAGCGTGCAATGTGTAGGGTTAGACAGACCGAAGGAATAGCACACGCTAAGTTAAAAGGAACTAAGAGCGGTAAGCCATTCGGTAAGCAACCACTTGATATGAGCCGTAGGCCTGAAGCAATAGAGCATAGCAAGTCAGGTATGAACATATCCCAAATAGCAAAGGCAATGAGTTTAAGCCGAGCAAGTATATACAAGCTCTTAGCCTAGGCTTTCGAAAGAGTCTTTATATATACGTCACTCAACGCGATTAATATCAATAGTCGCGTTGGTGCTTTTCCTCAAGCTCTTTAATCTTCTCCTTGAGTTCCTTAGTATCATCTGCGCTCTTAGTCTCGACAATCTGCTTCTCAACCCAGCCAAATTTTGCACCTTGAGTCTTCAAGTACAATGCTTGTGCTTTAGGGTCTCCAGCTTCAGCTTGAATTGCTACAACCTTAGAAATGCGATTAACCATATCAGCTTGAGCACAGGACAATTCATACTCATAATGCTTAGTCACCGTTTCATCATCAAGCTTGACAACCTTAGCAATGAGATAAACAGGGATTCCAGCTATAGCCAGATCCTTAATTCTTGTTCTAAGTTCTTCAGTCGGTTCATGCTTATTAGCTCCGCCATTATATAGGGCCATGATTAGATATCCTTATCTTAAATACTTACGCTTTCTTGCGCTTATATAATGCTTTCTTTCCGTCAATCTTAGTATCAACTTCAACAGGCTTTAATACTTCGACTGTGAATTTATCCGGCTCAACCGTTGACACTGGCAAAGCATTAGCCACAGCATTAATTATATCAGCTTGAGATTCTACAGGCTCAACAATTACAGGCTTAGGCTTATCAACTGCAAGTATAGTACCTTTCCCACTGCAAGTATTACATTCGCCTATCATTCCGCCCAGCTTTGGCACTTTCTTAGCACCACGGCAAGCGGGGCAACGTATTAAATCAGTCATTATTTCCATCCTTAGTTTAAATATTAGTCTAATACTAGCACTATAACGAAATAATTAAAATAAATGTCGCAAAGGTGGTATTTACCTATTGACAGTTAAACCCAGGTTGAATACAATGGCTGCATATTAACCAAGGGGACAATCAAATGATAGCTAACCAATTACACCGAGAGCATAGAAATTTAGACTCTCTATACCGTACAGCGAAACTATATTGCGAAGAACAAAGAGTATTAGTTTTTCGCAGTAAACGCGAATCAATTAACTTTACATTCAATGATGGTAGTAAATTGCGTATAGAACGTGGGTCATGTGGTGCGTTGATATGGGCAGGTACAGCAGATTAATTTTAACTAACTAGGGGACAATCCTATTATGAACGTAGATACAGCCATTCAAAACATGTTATTCAAAACCTCGGATCGCGAAATAGAGGATATAGCGTACCTAGCTAGAAAGGAACGTGACGACATTATAAGCCGTTATCAAGCTGCCTATAACTGGACAATAGCCCAGTGTGAGGAATTTCTTGATAATGTGTCGCTTGCTTATGACTTACTGGTTAAGGGTGCAGCATGAAAGATGAAACAGAAGTAATAAAACAGATTAGACACCAGATTGCGCACTGTATGTCAGCTTATGGAGACAATCCAGAGCAATTAATGTACAAGCTTGAGCAGCTCGTTATTGAGTGGTTTATGAAGGGGCTACACAGTGATAAAAGTTAATCGATACACTAGAGCCGGAAAGAACGGCAAAGCCATTTACTGCCCGCATTGCGCGGGTAGAATTGAAGTTAATCATTTTGCATGGTCAGCGGTTGTTTGCCCACATTGCAAAGTTGACGTTAAAAAACACGAATGGGATTATTCACCGGAAAAGCTTGATAAGAACTAAGGGGAAAGCATGGAGCAGACTAGCAGCGAATGGCACAAGGAAAACCACGATTTTATAATGGATTTCCTTAATCAAACAGAGGAAAACACCGAAGATTTAACCAAGAGCATTAAAGCGACTATATGTCAATTCTTGCAAAATACCCGTTATGGCCTTTATCTGTGCGCTAAAAAGAATCAGGGTGAATGGGTGACACGTAAGCAAGTTATTGAGGTACAGATTGAGCAGCTAAGGCGGTGTATAGTAGATTTGCAAAAGTGTTTAAACAATAAGGAAGTTATACAATGAGCAGTCAAAAACGGTCAATTATGGGGGGTTGTGATTATTCGATTGCAGCCTTGCAGAATCTTAAAAAAGATTTATCCGATATCGGCAATCCTAACCATGAAATTAATTGGGCAATAGGCGGGATCGTGATTAGCTTAGTAAGCCAATTAATCCGAACATGTGGCAATGTGTTTGAGGAAGCAGCCCAAAGCGGTGAAGCTAATGCAAAACAAGATATAGCCGAAATTCAACACAGATTTAACGAATTTGTTAGCCAAATGGTGAATCATGAATGATTTTTCAAAATGGTATCTTGCCCTATTGCGCAAACAAGTTGAGGAAGAAATACAATTTCTAGTCACTAATGGCCATGATAGCGATCAAATCCGTGTGCCGTGTATGTTCTGTACTCAACGGCCTCAAGGGCATTATGTGTGCTATAGGCTCAATGAGTTAAGACGGTTTCAATCCAGCATATTGCAGCATGAATTTAACAGCAATAGACAGCAAGAACGAAACATCCCTAAAGCTAGGCGAGCAATTGGCTTTGATGAACGCCCTATCCATCAGGGAAATAAGCAAACCATTAATCTAAATCCAGAGGTAGATTTCTCAAAAATGCCTCTCCTCTCTACGAAGATTTAGCATATACCCCTAAAACCGCCATACGCGCGTTATAGGGATACTTAAATTTTACCCCTGGCCAACCTATGAGTTTGGATAGAAGTCGTTACTGTAGCCAGAAAAAATGGCTTTTTCAGGGGATTTAGCTGCTGGGGCATAAGGTGCTTTGAAATATCCCTGATGAACTTCTGCGAAAGAGCCACCATTAAAAGCAAAAATAGTTTCAAAAGTATCGCCAAATCGATTCTTACGGCACTTGACTACAAATTGGTTTCGATAGTATGGATCATCTTGATAAAGTTCTGGCCTATCCACTCCGAACCACAGAGAAGCAGAACGATGACCGCCAGAAGAATCAGCAGCATCATGAGGCCATGGGCATCTATCTTCAACGCCACGATTAGCAGCACCTCGGTTAATCTGAGATAAAGCAATTACTGTGCAATTTAACTCGATCGCGATTTGTGCCAGTTTACCCGTAATGTACGATTGCTTTAAATCATTGCGCTCAAAAGATTGCTTGGTTTCAACCAACCCAAGGTAATCCACTACAATAACGGATATAGGTCGCTCCATAGCACGCAATCGCGCGGTAGTAAGGATAAAATCAATATCAGCAACCGCATGACACATTGCAGTATCATAAATTCGCATAGGAACCTGACTTAATTTAGACATAGCACCCAGTCGCTCGTCATGACTTAGTTTGTCAAATGGCTTGCCAGCACAAATTCCCACGTGCCTCATCCAAATATGTTTATATTCCATTTCGATTGAGAAAAATAGACTTTCTGTATCTGGTTGAGCGCGGGCAATAACATCGGTTAGATAAATGGAGAACCCTGTTTTACCAACACTCGCACCAGCTGCCACGATAATCAAGCTCTTAGGCATAATGCCGCCCTGAAGTAGCTCATTAAGTTGCTCGCTAGCAGTTGGTATCTTAATTTCATCAGGCATTTTGCCGTCAAAATAATCTTCTGCAATTTCCATGTTACTCATACCGTGCTTCGATTCACGGTAACTTAATCCTGAAATTTCCGTAATTGCACTTGTTAAAATTTCCTCTGATTCTTCAGGGGAAGGACAATCTCTTACTGATTTCACCATTTGTTCAGCAAGGGTTAACTGCTTGCGTAACTTAGCCAGGGTAATTAAACGCTGGTAGTACGCTTCAAAGCTTGATTCTCCAGCATGGCATCTACCGTAATTGTCGATAAGCCAAGTCATGGAATCAAATAATGCGCTATTGCCTTTAGGGATAAGGGTTAATATGTCAACAAAATGAAATGACTCTTGCTTGTTGAAGCACTCCTTAATCATCCGAAAGATTTGCTTATTATCTGGATTGTAGAAGCAATCAGTACTTAGCTTGAGCATAGCCTTCTGAACTCGAACATTATTGTGCGTTGAAAAGTGCATTAAAGTTTCAAGTACTTCTTGTTCTGTTTCTAGTGAGTATTTAGGCTGGCTCATGAGTACGCGCCTTCTAAGAATTTAATGAATGTGTCCCAGCGACAGAAAGTCACCATGTTGTTCTTCTTTTTCCTGCCATTATCGGTAAGGTATTCACCTTTGGAGAACTTAGGAGCATCAGTGCTTAACATATCCATGTACTTATCGAATTGTTCATACGTGAATGGTAGTCCTTGTGGGTGAGCTTCCGGCCAACGCTTAATTAGAGTTTTCAAGACTTTCTCAAGGGTAGTAGAAATTGCTTTTCTATATGGCTGAGGATTATCAGGGAACCATTTGCCGTATATGTCAATCAAAACACGCAAATCAATATTGGGTTTATTAGCTTTTTTAGATGCTACTAATGCTGAATCGTCAGATTCCTCTGTAGTAATATTTATATTACTACCTGAAGAAGGATTATGATCAGTATCTCTATCAGAGACACCCCTGTCTATGTCAGAGACACCCCTAGTGAAATATCCCAACTCACGGGCTACATGGAAAACGCACTTCTCTCCCAGCTTATTGTCTGGATCACGTAACACTAAGCCATGCTTCTCTAATTCAATTAAGCATCGGTAGTACTGAGGTCTGGATATCTTTGCTCGGGTATAGAGAAATTGTGCGCTGCGTTTAACTTCAGCATCTTCTTTAGAAAAGTCTGCTTGATATCTAAACGCCATGTAAAGACTGAGGCTATGAATTGTAAGTGTGGAGTGGATGTTCTCGTCAATGGCTACGTGACGTTGATATACTGGCTTAATGACTACAGATGTTTCGTTATTGTTCTTATTCATGCTATAATTCCTATGTGCTATGGATGTATCTAAACGTGATTCGGTCGCCAAACTTTCACACGTTTAACCAATGTTGTAGGGCAGGAAGCCCAAATTTAACCTATTCCACATTTCTCCAAATAATCTAACGCACGCTTCACCTCTAAGCTTGTCAAATTAAAATTATCAGCAATGAGTGGTATCTTCTCATCCCAATTCATAGTATAACGACCTTCTTCAGGCCATTTAGTCATGTGATACACATGGACGGCCAAAGCTATTGGGTCATTAATCATAAGTACTGCTATTTGTTCTACATCTATCATCTGTAATTCCTAAAAGTGTTTAAACGAAGCATATCAGCAGCAACCTTCAAGCGAGACTGTAACTCCTCTTCGGTTATCTGGGGATAATCTAATAAAATTTGTGTACGAAGAACTTCTAAAATATTCATTGATAACACTCCGTGTCGATACAAATTGTGCAATAAAAGTCCATTTAACGCATAAAGCTGTAGTGTGCTCACTACTATGACATAAAAAATATAAGAAGAAAGGGTTGATTCTGTGGATCGGTGCTGTAAAATCGGCATCATGTGATTGTTCTTAGTTGAGTTAAGTACAGTTACGCAGAGATTATGAGAGGTACGAACTCTTATAGTCTTGCTCCAGGCAGTTTGCCCGCGAAGGGAGGCTTTGCTAGAGCTTCCCTCAATTCGCAGTTAATTTACTCTGAAAAGTGCTCTAATTCAATCCCTAAATTATGCCTAATCTCACATAAATCGGTTGAATTAATTAGATTTCCATCTTCAAACACGGTTTCTAGGAAGCCAAGCTCTTCAGTTTCTTCGCTAACATCATCGTGTAGAGTAAATTTTGCCGTCTCGTTGTCCATGTCTACCATCAATAAACCTTTCGCTGATTTCTTGCTACCATCAGCAGTTACAGGGTCTTTGAATATAGCATGACGTTTGCCATTGATTACAGCACTCGTGGCCTTCATAGCTAAGCCAAATGTGTCTCTGGTAACGTACTGATAGGTGTAGCTGCCTACCCCAAACACAATATTGCTTGAAGCAAATCCTTTCTCCTCCATAATCTGAAGAATAAGTGATGCTCTGTCAACCGTAATCGCGTCCCCATAGATAAGCCCTACCTTCGGGTTCAACTCTTTGTAGCCCGCTTCGTTGATTCGTCCACCGAAAGTTTCCCATAGTAACTGCAAAGCTCCTTTGTGGGCTGGACTATCAGAAACCGCGCACATATCACCACATACGATGTCAACAGGATTACCAGAATCAGGACGTATAACCACTTTGCCTTGTCGATCATTGATTTCCTTATACAAACTTGGTAAGTAAACCGTCATGGTTTGCCAGAAATTATATGAATCAGCCACGATGGACACGATACCTTCAGGGTAAACTTCAGTAATCAGTCGCTTAATCGTGTCAAATTCGCCTTCAGAGCCTCCGCAGCACATCACACTATGTTCGGTAGCGGGTACACTGGTGCCGACAATACTGACGGTAGCAGAAGCATTGTAGTGATGATTAAGCATATCAATCGCGCTGACGCAATCAGTCCCCTTGAAGCTTGTGAGGTGAGCTGCGCCTGACGCTGTAGCATCTTGCCAGCCTGACATGCCACGAAAGCTGAAATCATGCGCCTGATAATCGACAAAACTTGGATCAGCTCCAGTTAACTTTGCGTACTTGGTCAATAATCTTTTGAACTCGAACGCAATAGTAGCCGAAGTAATAGACTTCCACAGGCTCGCTGAAATAATCGTTTCAAGATAATTAGTAAGCCAAAAGAAATCAGGGTGAGTGTTAACGATTGTAAGCACAGGGACACCAATTGGTACGCGAAATCCTTCATTGATAGCCTTAATTCGTATAGGTAAATACCCCAAGTCATGTAAGGCTTCCAAGTGTGCGCAATCGAAATCCTCAATGCCTAGAGCTGTCTGGATTAAATCCTTATACTCTTCAATTACGGTATCTATTTCACGCTGGAAGAATAGCCAGTGCCATTGCTCCATAAGGTAGTCTTTGATAAAGGATTGTAGCCCAAACATAACCACATGATTATCGAAATCATCGGATAAACTGTGACATTGCTTAACATAGCGTGGAGTAAAATTGGAGTAAATCTGCGTGGTTCCTTCAGGATATTGTCTCCTGTGATCAACCTTATAGAAATCAATGGCAAACAGCGGGTTATGATACATGTGGGTGCTCCTGCAATATGGTTAACTGTTCCGTGGTTTGAAACTTATCATCGTGTAGAACGTGGTGACAGATTATATGCTTGAAGTTCGCCTGTAATAGGTCTAAACCCTTGCTGAATATTCCGTGTGTGACATAGAGGTATAGGTTAACTGCGCCCATTTCCTTTAGCAGTTGCGCAGCTTGATTGAACGTAGCACCACCATCACAAATGTCATCCACGATTAAGACATTCCAGCTGTCAACACAGCGATTATGCTTGTTAGATTTCATCCCAATTATGCGACCAGTTTCAGGGCAACGGTCTTTATGTAAGACAATTGGCTGGGTCATATCAAAGTAATTACAAAGGTCAGCAACACGGGGATAAGCACCATCATCTGGCGCACAGATAATTAGATTGCTGAGGTCGAAATCATCCAGAACTCTATAGCGGTCAAAAATATTGGTAGCCGTGACAAAGCACACAGTAGTGTCATGGAATAAATCTTCGGTCTTGGGTTCATTGTGTACGTCCCAAATACGGATAGTGGTTAGCCCTAAGTTATCCAGGAATTTACAGATAACCTCAAGGCTATGTGACTCACCTGGGCTACACACTCTATCCTGTCTGGCGTAGGGTAAATACAGGATATCAAGGTCAATGTCCCAGATACCCATATGCTTTAGCGCATTAACCGCTAAGGCTAGGAAGGTAATTTCAGAAGCATCAATAGGTTTCCATGTAAGGATGGCGCGTTCAAATTCAATCTTATGGGGTAATTTAAGCTGGAACTCTCCACCTGAGAAGAGAAAATAGTCAATCGGTTGGTTGTTCAGTAGAAGCATCTTTAAATTTCCCTATATGTGATTTAATGTAGAGGTGTGAACAAAGCAATCCTGCTTTAAATCCCCTGCGATAATCTTTATTTTCATCCGTGTTTATCTCAGCCATAAACTCGTCCCAGATTTCCTTGGTTCCCTTCTCAAGAAACCGTTCCATTTCACTCTGAAAATTCATTTTCTCTCCATAATTTACAGGTCACACGGTCTACTAATGCCACAAATAGGACGAGACCACCCGACATGACAAGGATATCAACCCATAATGGCAATAATTCGTTGTCGCTCATCCATGGCAACACTATTAACTGTGTGAAAACGAACGCTATTAAGAAGGCAAATATCTTTAAGCAGCTCTTTCTCATGTTACTTTCCTTGTAATTTCAGAAGATACGGGTCTTCATCATCCGGCAGCAGCTCACCTTCTGTCAATTGGGCTATGCGAAACTGTTGCTTATAGGGAATATACCCCTGTTTCTTCCATTTCGTCATGTTCTGGGAGGCAATATTAAGCGCAATACACGCCTGATTAAGATTGCCAAACCATTTGACGACTTCATCAATGCTCATTGGCTCTCTCCGGTCAAATACTAAACTATTATAAACTAAACCTAGTTTGAATTCCACATGGATTGTGGTGTATAATAAATCCTTTCCAGGAGGGAAAATTATGTTAACGGATGAACAAAGATCCAAGAGGCACGAAGGGATAGGTGCGTCTGATACGCCTATCATTATGGGTTACTCTACATACAAGACACCCTACCAGTTATACCTTGAAAAGATTGGCGCAATTGAATCTGATAATGAAATCACTGAGCAGCAGTACTGGGGAAATGCTTTAGAGCCAATCATTATCAAACGATTCGCTGAAGAAAATGATGTTAAAGTTACGTTCCCAGATACCGTTTATCATCCTGAGTACCCTTTTATATTTGCCAATTTGGATGGCTGGATTGAGTCTGAGAACGCAGTTATTGAGGCCAAGTCTGCCAACAGTTTCCAGCGTAAAGAATGGGACATGGCACTTACGGACGGAATTCCTTTGGTGTATCTCATTCAGGTCGCCAAACAATGCCTTATTACTAATGCCACTAGAGGCTACTGTGCTGTGCTCATCGGAGGAATGGAGTACAAGCAATTCATATACGAGCGTGACGCAGCTCTCGAAGAACTAATCCTGAAGGCCGACCTTGATTTCTGGCATTGTGTTCAGAACCGAATCGAACCCGATCCCATATCAACATCTGATTGCCGATTAAAATTCCCCAAACCTCACCCCGATAAAGTCGTTCAATCTAACTTTAGGACAGCCAATGCCCTTGTCGGATTGATGAATGTTAAGGCTTCAATCAAGGATTTGACTGAGACCGAAGACAAAATGAAGATGGAACTCATGGCTCATATGGGTGATGCGGAATATCTTGTCGGGCAGGAAGGTGAAATGCTGGCCACATGGAAGGCTACTAAAAAAGGTACGCGCGTTTTTAACATCAAGTGAGGGATCACATGGAAACTACAGAGTTAGCAACGGTTAGCGAGAAATCGCTGGAAGTCAGTCACATGAGAACTGGTCGATTAGATGACAGTTTGTTCTCCAAAGAGTTAGCACCGCATTACATGAAGTTAGCGGGTCAGCTGGCAACATCAGACTTGGTTCCAAAGTCCTTTAGAGGTAAGCCACAAGACTTATTTCTATGCTGGGCATTAGGCTATCAGATTGGTATGTCTCCTGAACAAGCAATGCAATGTATCGCCATCGTTAACGGTAAGGCTGTGATGTGGGGTGATGAAATGCTTGCCCTGTGTATGTCCCACCGTGAGTTCGATGACATTATTGAGACTCCAATCCTTAAGAATGACGCAGTAATTGGCTATACCTGCACCGTTAAACGTAAAGGTAAAGCTGATAAGCAGAGCGTGTTCACACTGGATATGGCTAAGAAAGCGGGTCTTCTGGCGAAAGGTGGTGTCTGGAATCAATACCCTGAGCGGATGTTAAAGCTTCGGGCTAGAGGGTTCTGTCTACGTGATGCTTTCCCTGACGCTCTAAAGGGTATCAAGTCCCGTGAAGAGGTCGAAGATTACATCATTGAAGCAGATTATACACCTTCAAAATCACGCACTGAGCGGTTAAAGCAGGACATTCTAACCAAGCAAGGAGGCAGTAATGTGGGATTGGATCTTGAGCCGGAGGATAGCACGTCTGGAGAAGAAATTGCGGAAAGCCAAGACGAACCAGAAGTGGATAAAACTGGAGAAGAAGCGGCTAAATTGCATATTGAGATTAAGCGATTACTCGCTGAAAAGAACTTTACTGACGAAAGGGTAGGAAAAGCCCTAGCGTACTATGAAGTGGAAGCAATAGAAGAGTTAAATTGGGAAGGCGCACATCATTTTATTCAACAACTACTGAAACTATAAGGATATATCATGGTTAACCAAGGAACAATTTTAGGTCGAGTGGGCAAGATTGACACAAAAACTACATCGAGTGGCGTGAAGATTACCAATTGCAGCATGGTTACTTCGAAGAAATTCGTTAAGAATGGTGAGAAGCAGGAGAAAGTGACCTGGCATAACGTCACGTTATTCAATAAGCTGGCAGAAATTGCGGAGAAGTATGTGAATGTAGGTGACTTGCTCTATATTCAAGGCGAAATGGATAACCAGAAGTACACTACTCAGGACGGGCAGGAGCGCACAAAGTTCTTCGTAATAGCGCATGACCTGAAGCTTATGCCAAAATCGAAAGAACACGCTGCCGCTCCGAAAGATAAGTCTTATGAAGCGGGCATAGAGGACGATGATATGCCCTGGTAAAAACCAAGATAACTCTTCATGGTGCTGATTACTTCTTCAGCACCATAACAAATCTCAGCTCTGTAGCCCACGTCTTTCATTCTCTGTAAGAATGCTTTCTGCTCAGCAGTTGGTCTGCCTATCTTGGATTTAACTTCAATGAATAGCCCATGGAAGCCTCCACAAGGCCACGCCATGAAGAGATCACTCGCACCCTTCAGTACGCCCATCCGCTTCATAATGTAGCCAGCGTAGTAGCTAGCCTTTCGCTCATTACCGATATGTAGCGTGTGTAATGCTATATTCGGGTGTTGTGCTCTAAGCCAATCCATGGCAGCTATTTGCTCATTCGATTCTGTGTGGCGTTTTACCACCGCGCCCGATTCATCCATCCGTTTCTCGCCCATTCCATGGCAGGATTCGCTGCAATAATCTCTGTGTACCGATGCTTGGCACACTCCCTTAGCTCTTGACGCAGCTTGGTTCCATCCGTGGAATTAGCTGCTCCAAAAGTTTGTCCACCTAGTAGTCCGTCAACTGTAATGGGCTGCTCTCGCAAGCGATTGATAGCAATCTGAAGCAACTTATGAGCCGCCATGCCACCCATGTTAACGGCTAGGTCGAACACTTTCTCTACTACTACGAGTTCATTAAATCCGGCATATCGGTACTTGTCCCACCAATATTTTCTGTAAATACCTATTGCACCTTTCAGCGGAAGACCTATAATGTCTTCCTTATCGACTTTACCGTCTCCATTAATGTCATATCCTATGGAACGTAAATATCGAAGTGAGATACCCCATTGCGTCACGCCACCTGGGTCACGTTTATCTATGGATAAACCACCTTCGTGCGCAAGAATAGATTTGATGCAAGCCTGAAACGTCTCTTCATGAGTCATTAACACACTCCATGTTCAAAGTGAGAGCCACCGAATAGGCGAACTCCTAAATAGAATTTAGATGCGGTGAATGGGGTTACGTTTTCTGAGATTAATGCTGAGTACAGTACTTCATCAGCGAACTGGCGAGTAATGTCATGAGTACAGCGATATAAGTAATCGTGGAGGATTGCAGGAGCCACGAAACCTGAATATTGAGGTGCAAAAATTGGCCATAACAAGCGCGGAACGCTCGCCAAATCCGTCTCAAAACCTTTAGGTATGGTGTATTTCTTATCATCTACGCTCACTCGAATCGCTTTGCAAGTCTTATAGTCATACCCTGTGAACGGGATAATATATGGCTGACTGTTAAATTTTACTCGATGAAAATGAGCACACCCGACCAGATAGGCCAGTGATAGATAAGTGGTAAAGATGAACACCAATCCTTGGCATACTATTCTCATGCTAATCCCTGTTAAGGATATCTGTGGAAAAAGTGGAGTAATTTCAGGTAAGGACGCTAAAAAAACCACAGATATCATCTTCAGTATAGCATTGTCTTTGAACATTAAAAGGATAGCTGAATTATGAGTTGGTTAGTCGGAATTATCGTAGTCGGAAAGCGGATTTTCTAGCGTACCCCTGTGTCGTCACTGCGGGGAATAACGCATTAATCGGTCAGTCGAGACTTCGGATATAAGCTGTAATAATAATCGGAATTCAAGATCAGTAATTCATTCTCAATGAATGATACCTGGCTGGAATCGAACCAGCGACACCCAGATTAAAAGTCTAGTGCTCTACCAATTGAGCTACAGTTATAGCATGTTACAGACATGCTCTGGCAACGCAACAGTACTGCTGCTTAGGATTAAGGCTCCTAGCGGCCTTTCTCATACCATCCAGCTATCTAACTCGGTGTTACGCTTTTGCGCTAAATGCTTCCATAACCATTGGGTCTACTTCAAGAACAGTAGTCCAGTTGGCTTGCTGGATTAGAGCGTCTACTAAGCGTAGTTGTTTGGCAACGTAATCAAATTCAGCCGTAACCTGTGAGACTTCAAGCTTAGGGTAGTTGACATTAATGTCTTCCAAGCCTTCAGTTACTTTCACACGTTGACCGCGAACTTCGTAAAATGCGTGGTTATCTTTGAAATGACGTAATACGTTTAACTTCTCTGCTAACTCTTTACGTCTTAATAATGCTTCCGCTAACTTAATATCCATATTACTTCCTTATAGTATTAGGGAAATGGCCAACACGTCTCACTATGGGGACAATCCAATGGTAAGTAAGTGCCAGCCATTAAGAACCGTTATACTACAGGAGGTTCAACCTGGTTTGCAAGAGCATCAGCTTCTTCCTGTGCCACTTTAATCTGATATTCGACTTCATGCTTGTGGCCTTGAAGTACAAATACCTGATTCGTAGTCATGTTGATGGAGTTCTGTAGCTCAACACTTCTTGCTTTCAATTGCTCTAAAGTCATAACGCTTCCTTGGTTAATTAAGCTGCTGCTCTCTCAGCACTCCAGCAAATCGTAGCTGCACCTGGATCAGCAGAGCACACAACGATTACTTGGTCTGTCGCTGCGGTAACAGTTTGGATATTCACCGGATTGGCAGACGCTTGGATTGCTGCAAAAGCTAAGTCAGTGGCTACAACGCCAACTGCTGCAATAGTAACGGTAGCAGAACCACCACCACTAACATCCTTGCCACCTAACTTTATAATATACGCAGGAGTAATTCCAGCAGACAACATTGCTAAATCAATAGCACCTGCGCCAATTGTAGTTACACCAGCATTACTGATAGTCACGTCACCTGACATAGCTACAGCTGTCGGTACGTTTCCAGCAGAACCAACAAGGATTTGCGCACTTGGAAGAGCCGCTAATTTACTGTAAGCAATTGCAGCAGCAGCATTAATGTCAGCATTGACGATTACACCAGCTACGATTGCAGTCACACCAGCATTAGTGATTGAAATATCACCAGTCATAGCCACTGGAGTAGCAATTCCACCAGCACTACCGACTAGAATTTGACCATCTGGAAGTGCAATGACTTCATTAGAACCGATGACCAGAGACCAGTTAGCACCAACATGGCTAACCTGATACCAGCCCACTTGAGGCGCAGATGTAGGTGTTGCCTTAGTAATTACGGCTGCGATACAAGGTAAAGAGATTTGCAATCCGTTAGCCACTTCCTTGTTAAGATAACCAGTAGTGATGACTTCAGCGATTGTGTCGTCTGTATTGATATAAGCTATGCTTGGCAATACACCTACCAAACCCACTTGTCCTGGTGTTACATTGATAATACCCATTTTACACGTCCTTATGTTATTGGATTAATTGGTTAACTACATGGTCGAAGTTTATGCTGTAATACTCATTGACTAATTCCTTGTTATTGTGAATAATTTATAATTCCTACGTTCCAAGATACCAAATATTAAATCTTAACTGATCCCCACTGCCTAAGTCAGTATCAAGTATAGGTGGATTGTTATTTGCAAATTCTTGCAGGGCTAAAAATTGATTACCTGCTACAGAGCATGTTAGTGCTTTTGTAATAGACGCTCTAAAACCTACATTTCCTGTAAATGAAGAAAAACCAGACGTATCTAAAGGCACTGGTATTGGTAAACGTATTTCACCAACCATGCCGCCTACATTTGAAATATAAAGAGAACCATTATAAAAAACCATTTTTCCTACACGAAAATAATATGCAAGAAAAGTACCAGTCGGAGAACCTGGTGTAGTAGAACCGTAAGGTGTAGGAGTAAAAGTTGTTATTACACTATTAATCGCATTATTGATTGGCATAATTAATCCTTAAATTATATTTAGGTTTCCTTGCGCTCCACCTAAAATAGTCCATGTAGTGTTAGCAGTAGTACATAGCAAATCTACCGAATCAAATCGATTCGTTGAAGCCACGCTTCCGCCAGTTCCTACAGTAGATGATACTGAGCCAATCTGAATATTTTGACTCGCGTTCTGGTCAATTCTCCAACCGCCAGCACCTTTACCGACTAAGTCAATTACAGTACCAAATGCGGCAGTTGTCGGCAATGTATAGACCACCAGCGCACTGTTGTTGGAAACGTAACCACTATCAGCAACCATGGCTTGAGTCGTACCTGTAACTTCAGTCCAACCAATACCAGAACCAGTTCCAGAGATTGTGATCCCACCAGCTGAGTTAGAGATTGAAATGCCTGAGCCAGCCGTCAATGTTCCAGGGACAGGCGTACCACCAGTCACCCCGATAATGATTTGGCCATCAGTCATAGAGGCAGTCATTGCAGGAACACCAGTGGAGTTCGTGACCAACATGGCACTATTAGCACCTGTTAATCCGCTCACTGCTGTTCCAGTACTCGCATAGTAGGCAATCTGATTCGCTGTTCCGCTATTAACTGTTCCACCGCCAGGAGGTGTAGCCCAAGTTCCGTCACCTCTAAGGAAGGTAGTAGCATCTGGAGTTCCAGTAGCACTTAATCCAGTAGGAACGGCCAATCCTGTAGCATTGGTTAGGGTCAGTGAGGCCGGAGTACCCATAGCCAATCCATCAGGCAATGTCGTACTAATACTTGGAACACCACCAGCTGAAGTAACCAGCACACCAGAATTTGCCGTAGTCAGACCTGAAACTGCCGTACCATTGGCTGCGTACCATGCTAATTCATTGATTAACCCAGAGTTGACAGTACCGCTTCCTGCGGGAGCTGCCCATGTGCCATCACCACGCCAGAATGTTCCACTGCTCGCACCTGTGCCACTATTCAAATGAGTTACAGCTAAATTCCCACTTACGTAAGTCGCTAAGTCGATTGCCGTTGCATTCCATGTACCTGTAGTTACTGTGCCAAGAGTCGTAATAGACGTTTGACCAACATACGTTCCAGCAATGTCGATGACTGGCGTTGCCCCACCAGTTGATGTAATACGGTTTGCTGTGCCTGATACGCTAGTTACCCCTGTGCCAGCTGGCGTTCCCCACGTACCATCACCTCTCCAGAACGTGGCAGCTGTAGCACCAGTACCAGAGTTCAAGTGTGACACTGCAAGGTTTCCTGAGACATAGGTTGCCAAGTCAATTGGTGTGGCGTTCCATACACCTGTGACCACAGTCCCTAACGTAGTAATCGAAGTCTGACCTACATAAGTCGATGCTATGTCAATTACAGGCGTTGTGCCTCCAGTCGAGGTAATTCTATCTGTAGTACCACTTACACTCGTAACGCCAGTTCCCGCAGGGGTCGCCCAAGTGCCATCACCACGCCAGAAAGTTGACGCAGTAGCACTGGTTCCTGAGTTAAGGTGCGTTACCGCAAGATTACCGCTCACATACGTAGCTAAATCAATAGGAGTTGCGTTCCAAGTTCCAGTCGTAACCGTACCAAGGGTTGTGATCGAGGTTTGCCCTACATAGGTAGAAGCAATATCAATCACAGGGTTCACGCCACCTGTGGATGTAATTCTGTTGAGCGTTCCCGCAACACTTTTGACGCTACCCGCATCGAGACCATCTACATAAGTCTTGATAGATAAGGCAGTTGCAAGGTTAGTTGCAGTAGCAGTTGCCATGGTGTTGTCATTGATGATTCCGTTCACCGCAGTCGTGCCTTGGATATTGAAGGTTCCAGGGACATTCAGCGTTGATGACAAGCTTAGAATCGGGTTCTCAGGGTCAGTGCTATCCACATCAATCTGATTGACCGTCCCTACTACCGTCTGAACACCTGTAGCTATGCCATCCACGTAAGCTTTATTCACAAGGTCAGTTGGGTTGACAGGCGCATCGGCTACTTGACCTGAAGTCAGAGCGGCAGTACCACCTGTAATGGCCACGGCATTAGCGTTCTGTACAGCCATTGTACCTAAACCTAAATTGGTTCTAGCACCTGCTGCTGTATCTGAGCCTGTACCACCTTGGTCAATGGGAACTATATATCCAGGAGGCAGCTCACCTGTGTAGAGGAATCGAGTATTAATACCTCCACGCAGACCGACAATTGTGTCGCCCACCTCAACATCCCCTCCATTCTGGAAGGTACTAAACTTTTGATCAGGTACTAATGCCATAACCACACTCCTTGTGATATTGGGTTCGCAGTGCCTTAGTTAGCTGGCAAAGCGTAAAACTTAACTAGAATGTCCGTACCTGCTGCAGGGGCTAAAAAGTGCATTACGTCCCCAGCTTTAACTTCAACTCCGTAATACTGAGAGCCGATGATTAGGTCAGAAGTTGTTAATGCAAAGGCTCCTGAAGCTGGGACTGCTGCCGTAGTATTTAAGGCAAACCATACAGACGCATTCGCTTCAACCTGAATCACAGCAAGCCATTTATTAACTGAGTTTAATGCCTGTCCCATAGCTCCATTAATTGGAACCGTAAGGGCTGTATCAGTCGTTAAGGCTAGTGAAGCACTGAACTTCTGGTCGCAGAACTGCAATCCAAATCCGTTGTACCCTGCAACATCCTTCTGTAACTTGTATTGAGTAGTCATTTCATATCCTTATGGTTATCGGTATCGAATAATTTTCTGCATCATTGCCGTGGATTGAACCAGAGAAATTGGCGCACCACTTACGTTCAATGTTCCACCACCTGCTGCTGCTATATTGAGCGTCACAGGTACACTTCCTAATACAGTAACGTTTGCAGCTGTAGGAATTGCACCGCCACCACCACCACCAACTGGAGCTGTAGCTGTACTCCCCGCATGGTTATGCGCTGGCATTTCTGCCATGGTAATAGCATGAGTATTTGCGCCAGCTGTTGCGCCAAGAACACCGAAAGAGCCACCTATTCCCGCAGTGACTTTATCTGCCAGTAAAGGCAGGTTAAATGTCGTTGAGCCGTCCCCGACACCCCATGTAGTCCCAATGGCTGCGAATAGTATTGGGTAAGTTGTTCTGCTAACAGCTGCGCCATTACAAGACAAGAAATGTAGTGGCAATACTGGGCCAGCAAAGTCAATTACAGCTCCTACAGGGACAACTGGATAAGCATAGTGATATAGATGGTCAAGCTGTCTTGCGTAAGACTCTTGGTCATAAGCAATATTGTTAATCGCAGTATTACCCGTGAACGCAACCATGACGCTTGTCAGGTCAATCTGAATGCTCAATGGGATATCAAAGTAAATATCAACGTAAGCATTCGGGAAGGTCTGAGTGCTGTTAGATGGTGGAATGAGGAACGCATTACTGAATGCCTCGTAATCACCACTCGCTGGCAATGAAGCTGATACCAATAACTGGTCAACTACTGTCCCGTTAGATTGGCTGTAGTACATATTAAGGGTGACTGATGTGCCACTATAAGTCTTAGCAACGAAGGTTGCAGATAGATAACCTGAACTCCAGAGGTTAGGCGATCCATAAATCCTCTGACGAAGTTGCAAGGCTGTAATTCCCGCAGAGCTAATCGTTAAGATTGTTCCTGGGTTCGTAATAATGTTCAGAGAACCAGCTGGTGTAGTCTGGGTTACAGTCACCGTACCTGTAGTAGGGCAAGTTACAATTATGTCCCAATCTGGCGCAATATTAACGACCTGCTGAGCTGCTGCGCTGAAGCTGAAGACATGAGTCCCTGTATAAACTTGCTCGATAAACTGAGGGTTTGACAGCTCATTAGTAATGACATTGAGGATTTCCGCATTATCCTGTAAGCCTACGTAGGGAACGGCCTCTCTGTCGAATTGTGGTACATCTTCAGAGCTTGTTACCCGAACATAGTAGTACTCAACATCACCTTCTTCATCATACGGATAGAAGTACGGCACAACTGGATTACCCAAGGAGTCCTGAAATGTCCCGATGGAACTCAATGTCATAGGATTGGGCAGCTGCGTGTAATTGTAATTAGGTGAAGTACCTGTAATCTGATACACAGGCTTCAGTACGCCACGCTGATTATCTTGCTCAAAGTAAACAAGACCACCAGATAGAGGCGCACCCGTATCTTTATCCAGCAATACATCCTCAATGGAGAACGCTGGGATGTAATGTGAGTCAATAGCCATAGCACGTCCTTATGCTTGATTTCTACCCAATCCACCTGTATAATGCTTAAATATTATCCAGGGGACAATATGTTATCTACAATTATTTTAGCTCTGTTGGTCTATCACTTATATGCCGCCTTAATTGACGACATATATCCTTGTTAGAAACCAACTCTATTAGCCACTTCTTTCCCGATGACGTAACCAACTACATACTTGCCATACTTCTTGAGAAGATAATTCTTGTCGGCTAAATGCTCCTCATGGTCTTTAAGCTGTTTATCTAACTTAGCATGTTCGGCACTCTTCTCATCTACCTTCTTCATCTTCTCGCGAATCTTGGGAATAGCTTCTTCATGGAACTTAATTTGCTGCTGGAGCTGTTTAGCCTGAGCAACTTCCTTCATGGATTTAACTAAGTCTTCATGCGCCTTACTAATCTTAGCAGCAGACTTTTCACCCGCTTTGTAATCAGACACAGCGTTCTTAAAGGCAGTTAGTTTCTCTTCAACCTCTGGCAATGATTTAATATAGCCATCAATCACTGAGCTTGGCTTTAATAGCTTATTAACATTACTCTCTCCAGAGTAAGCCGCTAATAATTGCTTTCTCAGCTGAGGGTCAGAATCTACCAAGGCTTTCATAAAGTCGTTAGCTGGATGGTCGTCTGCAATCTTAATCAATGCCTGATTAGGGATTTCACCATACATAGCACCTTTACCCACAGGGTTATCCAGACTAAGCTGCTTGTAAACACGCCATCCTTTATTAGCCTCTGTAATCATTTTCTGAACATCTTTACCACCGACTGACTCTAATCGCTTAGCCAATTTCTCCGCATGAAAATCTAACTTCTCAGCTATTTGGCCAAACCGATTACGGTCTAAATCGGTTGTACCTTTTCCAGAGGCAAACTGTTTCTCGCGAGTATTTTCAGCCATCTTCTCCAGCGTTCGCTGTAAGTCAAATATGTCGCTTGCATTTACTTTCTCCCCTTTAAGTGCCTCAATTTGAGCCTCTAACGCTTTCTGCTCTCCAGTACCAGAACCATATCCAGGTGCTAATTCATCAGCATCTTTCATGGCTTCAAGTTCTTTAGTGGCTGCTTTAATCTCGGCAGAATTATCAGCAGAGATTTTCTGATCCTTATAGTGGTTACGACTGGCTTCATATAACTCAGAAGCAGAACCTTTAACCTCTTTAATGGCAGACTTAATCTTCTTCCTTGCGCCAAGTTTAGGATTGCTTAATATACCCACATCAGCTTCAGCAGCCTCTTTCGCCTCATCAATAGCCTTCTGGTGGCGTTCAAGCATTCCCTTAGTGTCAGGAGCTTCTGGAATCGTAGGCAGTTCACCTTCAGGGATATTATCCTTCTGAGGATTAGCTTCTAACTTCTGCTTCTTAATATTAATTTCAGATTGCTGTCCACCAGGGGTTAGCTCTCCAGGTCGGCTTGGGTGCAATTTAGTGTATTCATCTGTCAATGCTTCCTTCAGCTTGTCTAAGTCTCCTACAGCCAAACCTTTCTCTTCAGCCGCTTTTGCAATCTTAGATTCTAATGCTCGCTTAAATAGACGTTCTTTACTGGGAGCTGTAACAGCTTTCTTAATGCCTTTAGCAATAGGAGCACCACCTGCAACTAGGCCAGCAGCTTCAGTCAACCCGCGCAGTAACTTATCGCCCTTACGAGCTTCCAGTCCTAGAGCCTTTTCCAATCCTGTGTCTTCTGGGATGTGAGGAATCAACTTGCCTAATTTACCCAATACTTGAGGTAGTAAGTGTTTACGGGCTAAGTACTGATTAAGGTTATAAGGGGCATTGATAATGCCTTTACCCATCTCAGCACCTTCAGCTGCAATTTCAGCTAAACCTCTGAGCTGTCCAGTACCAGGGTGTTCTAGTAATTCTTCACCAAGGTCTTCAAGCATGTCAGGCGTTTTGGCTAGGAAATTAATTCCACCCTTCACTGCATTACCTGTGCCACGAGCAACGTCACTAATGACACCCATGACACCGGTACGCTCTTTAGGCTGGCCTTTATTAAGCTCCAACTCCATAGGCTTCGGCTGATCGTCTTTGTACTCGTCAGGGAAGTGTTCCTTCATAGAGGACGTAATCTTTTCCTCATCCCAATCATCAGGCACTTTAACTTGCTGAATCTGGCCAGAGGGCAACTTAACCTTAATTGTGGTTAAAGCCATTATTCATCCTCCCATTTTCCAGTAGCTAAATTAAGCACCTTACCCTTCTTCGATTCAGCTTCGGCACTCTTCTGGAGTCTGCTCTTTAACATGCTGTTATTAACCAAAGACTTCACGCGCACTTGACCAGCTTCTTTAATCCAGTCAGTCATGTACTGCTGAGCCTTCGTATAGGTTTCAGAATCAACGAGGCTTTCAAGGACATTGAGCTTACCTAGGGACTTATGTTCCAGTTCACGCAGGGCTTCAATACCGATGTTACCGCCAGCAATCTTCAATCGAAGTGAGTTTAATTCAGGCAGTAACGCACGAGCAGCGAGTGCTCTGGCTTGCTGGTCAGGATTAAAACCTTCAGCAGCGTCAGCAATTTGCTCTAATGAGTAGCCCATAATCTTATTCTGGTACTTACCAAGACCGTCATTAATATGCTTTTCTAAGGTATCGATTTCTTCCATGTAGGCATTAGCTTGCTGAGCCATCTTGATATTCTGCTCACCAGCTGCGTAATCAGGCTCGACTTTAGTCACATCAATACCCTGCTCCTTCGCATAGGATGAGGGACTATTGCCCTTCTGGCGCAAGTAAGCTACCGCTTCAACAGGGTCAACGCCCATACCCTTCATCAAGGCAACGGACTGCTTCTTGTCATTCGTAGGGAGCTTGTCAAAGGAGTTACCAGCGACAACATCCTTGCTGCGGTCGATAATCGTGTCCTCATGCTCCATCTTCTTACCATGAATCTCTTCATAGGCTTTGCGAATGTCTTCCTGAGAAGCATCTGGATGAGAGACAATGTAGTTGGCCAGCTCACCATTGGCTTTAGGAGTACCGCCAACCTTCTGCTGTAATGCTTTTTGAATCTGAGCAGTCTTGTAGTCCTTCTCAAGCTTAAACTTCTCTTCATAGTGCTCAAGAGCTTTAGACTTCAGCGCATTAGATAAACCTTTCTCTTGGTCGCCTAGAGCATATTCCTTCGGCTTGTGTTCGACCTCAAGCTTCTTTAATGAGTTAGCAAGTTCTTTAGCCGTAGCTTCCTGCTTCATCTGCCCAGGTACTTGCGACATTTGATAGCCTTTCAGCACGTCTTCAAAGATAGACTTAGCCGGAGAATCCAGTAATTGAGCTTTGGAGAAATCAGTGAATTGAATCGCCATATTATTTTCCTCCGAACAAACCTGCGCCAAAAGTTGCACCAGGCAGCCCACCAAGAGCGAAACCAGCACCACCTCCTAACGCCTTACCGAACATACTCCACATATCGTTATTGTTCTTATTCTTCTGCTGAGCGTCATTGAAGGCTAATCCACCTTGCTGATTCAGCGCACCACCCAGAACATCAGTGAGTTTACCTGAAGCGTCATAACCACGAGTGGCAATACCTTCCTCACCTGCTAACCCTTTGTCGTAGCGTCCTAGAGCATTTTCGAGGAATTGTTGCATATCCTTGGAGAGTAATCCTTGAACTCCTTCAGCTTGATTCACCTGATCTAAAGGCGTACCAGCAATACCGCCCATAGCAGCAGTGTTGCCCATTTCTTTAGTCAGTCTGTCTTTGGCGAAGCCGTAGCCTTCAGACTCCTTATACTGTTCCATGATTTTATTAATGAACCCTGTAGGGTCATTCATCATGTCTTCGTATTGGCTCTTCGTCTTACCAGAGGCATCTTTACCCTGATTGATGTAATAGTCATAGCCTTGGTGAGCCACGCCTGGAATTTGATTCAGATATTGATTGGCAGCGTCCATAGGGTTCTTGCCACCACCACCGAATAATTTGCTTAAAATGCTCATCTCATATCCTTATGGGTAAGCGGTGGTAGTTACTTTACGCAACGCACCATTAATCTTCACTACCACTTCATACACTGCGGTCGTAGTATCGTGTACGTACCAAACTGTACCGTTAGGCAACTGTTGGTCAGAGGGTAGAGCCTGAATCGCAGTCAATTGAGCCTGTGTAACTGTCGGTAGTGTCCAACCATTATCGGAAAGTCCATTTCGCAATACGTTGTTCAATTCATCATTGTACATCTGCATTTGGGTCGTAAGGAAGCCATCTTGATCGACAAATTGTACATTCTGAAACGATGGAATAATCATTGGTACACCTCCAGCATTCCGTTAGCAATTACGACTGCTCCAAATCCCCAGAACCGCATCTGAATAGTGAACTGGTTAGCCTCACCTAGCTTGTTGAACCTCGGTTGATTCTTGTAATGACCTGTAGCGTGCATAAAATATGGCACAGCATTACCGTAGGTTTCCCCGCCATTCTTAGAGCATGTTACGTCAATTCGTGGCCTGTAAATCTGGCAACTACCACCTTCTACAAGTAAAGGCAAGTCGTCCTCAGAGTACATGATTTGACTACTGACCTCACCTAGTATATAGCCGTCACATTCAAACTGATAATCTACGTTCTGTTCAACGCCATTTTCCACAGTGAAACTGAATTGATTCACGATAAAGCGATCACTTCCTGGCAACCTGTAGGTATCACATTTTCTAATGCGTGGGATTTCATATTCGTTCTGTATATCTGTAGAAATTGAAGTCAAGTTGGTGCTAATTCGCATCAAGCTACCCTGCTTCAAGGAAACAAAGTAAATCTCGTTATTGAAGTACGCCATCTGTCGGGCTGGATGGTAATTGAAGTCCCAGTCAGTAATGTCAAAGAACTTCCCCGTAGTGAAGTCATACATGATTGAAAAATTATCTAGCATGTCGAAGAAGGTCAAAATGTAAAACACATGACCATCTTGACGATAAAACATAGCCGTGGAACGTTCTGGATGTTTCACGCCACTGAGCAAATAGTCAATTCCATCCGTAGAAAGCCTTTCAGCCTTACCACCCATCATCACCATAATCGCTGGAGAGGACTTTTCGTTAATACCGAGCCACGCAATCATGTCATCTGAAGCAGCAATCGTAGAAACAGACGCTACCCCATAGTCGATGTTGATAGAGGATTGACGCTGGTAAATCTGTAGCCCTGCTACGTTCGTCCAAATTTCCGCTACAGTTGAGCCAAGAACAAGGAGGTTGTTACCATGGCTGGGAATTCTAATACATGCTTTAGCAAAGTCAGGTTTAGTCTGTAGCGTTAATGTTTGAACCCATACGAGCTGTAGAGGGTTAGCCAAGGTTGTAGGATTAAACCCAGTCTTATAGACGAACCATTGGGAACCCGAAGTTGTGTTATCTCCATTCCCGAAAATGAAGTACGTGTTCTGATATGTGACATAATTCGGGGTAAATGGTGTGCCACCACCAGTGTAAACGAAATCAACTAAGCCTACTGATTCAGTAGTGTAGTTGTAAATGTAAGCACTCGCGCCATCGACAATTGCCACCTGAGAGCTTAAGTTCTCATCCATGAACACTTCGCCACTCGCAGTTCCTAGTGTAAATAGGAACGAATAGCCTAAGTTGGCATCAATACGATAAACGTTTGCTCCAATAACTGTTAATAGAAAGTTACCCCTTGTGGAATGAAATAGGCCACGGCCTTCTACGCCAGTACCAAGAATTTCTACTGCTTGCTCATAGCCCGCAAAGTTAATTAGCCAGTCATCTGAGATAAACATATTCCACGTGCGTTCATCTGAAATAATCGGATGACGACCGAATATACTCGATCCCACAATCCTTACTGGGATTTGCGTGGCTCCAGGGGTCATCACCATATTAGCTCACCCATCCATGGCCTAAGTTGACTTGACCGTAGTTAATACCACCACGTCTCTGTAGACTTGACAATTTGGTCAATCTTAGATCCATCGGCCCACTTTTCTTACTAATATTGTCTTCGTACTTAGCTAATTCCTTAGCAACGCCTGGTGGAACGGAGTAGTTGTACTCAGCGCATAACCGAGCTGCCAAGTCAAATTTTAAATAGTTGATGTAGAACCTATCCAACGTCAGTGATAAGTCTTGATTAATTACTACTTGCTGTAGCCTAAACTGTCCCCAAATGGTTAATGGAAAGTTTTGATTCGGCTTGAAATAGATGTAGAGGTTAGCTCCTTGGAAGCAACGCTCCATATGCCAGCTACCTGGTAACGACTGAATGTTGTCAGCTCTTGATGAACCAAAGTACTCACGTCTCGCCCTATTCTCTGTCTGGTAACGTACCGTATCGATGTAGAACACGAACGTATCAATCTCAATTAGGTCAGGAATAAAATATTTCTCTTGCCCAATAACCGCAGCAAAATCATATTCATCGTAGTAAGGGATAAGACCATTTTCCACAGTCTTATCCGCAATAAGGTCATTTAGGAACTGTAAGCCATCGTTAGCCTGCTGGCCTACAACCGTCTCAAAGCCACGAGAAACAATGCCTGATTCATAATAGGCATTGTTGATGAGCTGTAATGTGGTGTAGGCCATGGCATATCCTTATGCTACTGGGTTAACTGCTAATTGGTCTAAATAAGCCTGAACGTTAATCGCAACAGCAGAACCAGTGACTTTATAGTCAATAGCATCAGTGTTAGGACTGTCAGTTGGGCAAATTAAGTTTACAGTTTCAACTACAGCAGCTACGGCACCAGACGCTTGAGCATAGCCATTGGTAGATGTAGAAGTACCAGGAGCTAATACAAGTTTGTTACCAGCAGCAGTTGGAGTGAACACGCATAACCAGTTAACCATTGTTGGAGTAGAGCTTGGCAAAGAAGCAGACGCATCTACAGGCGCGTATGTAGCAGAAGCACCAGCAGTTACGCTTGTTGCAATGGAAGCGTCATACCACATCCAACGGTCTAAACCGCAACCATCTTGTCTAAATGGCAGGATTTGAGCTGAGCCATTTGACTTGATATAGCCGATACGGAAAGACATGTCGTAACCAGCTGGAAGTAACGGGGAAACCAAGTTAGCGGAGATACAAGCTGAACCAGGGTTATTACCGTAACTGTCGCCAATAGCATAAACAGCGTAGAACGTGTTGTTAGCCATAGCACCTGTGTCCAAACCAGCAACACCATTAGCAGCAGTGTTAATAGTTACGGAACCAGTACCAGCAGCAACAGGCAATTCGCCAGTCTGAGTAGCAGCCACATTTAACGGCAGACCGACAGCAATGTCGTTCACGTTAGAAGAGTTAGAGCAACGTCCAGCAGATACAGTCATTGTTGTTGCGCTGACATAAGCCAATTGCAATCCATTGATGTAGTACTGTCGGGCATTGGTGATTGGTGTTGAAATAGCCATTTTAATATCCTTATTAGAGGAGGGCTTTCACCCTCCGAAGCCAATTACAGTGGGAAAACTACAGACATTGCATATTCAGGGACGCATTTCTTACCCCAAATAGCGTCATGAATCATTCCACGTTGGTTTTGCCCGAACAGAGAACCGTAATACATACGCAAAGACACGCCAGTATCAGGGTCAATTACATTACCTGTAGGGAATGGAACTTCTTCTGGCAGCGTTGGCATACCTAAGAACAATGGATTACCAGCAGTAATCATGCCCGCTCTGTGAGAAGGTAATGCTGTAACTTGCATTCCCGCAGCAATTTCGAAGTTCAAGTTACGTGTGTTACCAGCAGAAGCTTTCAATGGTGGGTAAACGTCAACAGTAACGTTGCCAGCACTAGAAGCTGCATCATTTAACGCACGGAATTGAACAGGGTTAGAGGACACTTTGTGACCGATGAAAGTCAGGTAGCGAAGGTTAGGTTGACCAGAAACACCGTCAGAGAATTGGAACTTATCGAACTCTTTAACAGCGTCAGCGTCAGTACCAGCACCAGAGAACACGATTTGGATAACCGCATCGTTAGCGTCCTTAACTACAGATACTACAGTCAACACAGTACCGTCTTCACCGATTGTTCCGGCAGTATGTACTGGAAGTAAGTTGGACACGTAGAACGCAGCACGGTCGAAATCACCAACGTCCCAGCTGTTAGCAGACTTGTTGTTACGGTCTGTAGCGAACTGGTTCAAGCCAGTGTTAACGATTGCAGACTGAGCAATATCACTCAAATAGAATTTAGTGTTGTCTCTAGCAGCACCGTAGTTACGATACATAGCTAAGGCAGCAGCTAACTGGCCATAAGAGTTAATTGGAGTTACGCCATCACCGTAGAAACGGTATGGTGCTTCTACGCACACAGTCGCAATATCAGCTTCAATTTCAGCAGACATTTCCATGACAGCCGCTTTACCGAACTGTTCCATGTAGTCTTCTACGTTGAAGATAAATTGTTGCGCAGTGAACGCATAAGAAACGTTGATCGGTTTATCCACGGTCAAGTTTTCTACTCTCTGGTCAGCTGATTGGAATGTAGCTACAAGGCTGGCAGCAGTAGTTAAACGTGGTGGCAAGTCGAACGTAACTGTATCACCAAGGTTGGCAGTCAGTTTCTCGAAATTTTTGAATTTAGTATTAGCTGTAGCTACGAAGCAGTTTAAGTTCTGTAAGTACGCTAGGTTACTAAGTTGATAGGTTTGTACCTGTTGCAAAATGTTATTTGGAACGGCCATGTCATCTTCTCCGATAAATATCCATATTCATCAGGAACAGACATGACCATTCGGTAGGATTTTAGCCTTTTAAGTAGGAGGCTTGCTTAAAATCCCGCACGGACTTCGTACCACTGTCTGTTCCCACTGGCGAAGGTTTCAGACGTGTAAGAGGGTCTTGAGGTTCTTGCAAGTTACGTTTCGCTTCATCATTCCGCTTAATTGAGTCGGAAAGTTTCGCTAATTCGTTCCTAGCCATACTAGGTGATTTCTCAACCAATACTGCTAAGTCAGCTAATTTACCTGGGTTCTTCCTCAGCTCATATATAATGGCTGGGGTGTTATCCATCTGGTTAGCTAAAAATACTAATTGCGGAAACTCAGCAGGGTTAAAATCGGCTGTGATTGCTTCAAAGTCTTCAAACATATCCTTACCTTGAGCCATCTTGCCGAAATACTGTTGAGCTACCTGATTTACTTCCTGTTCGAGCTGTTCATCGTGCCGCTTTTGCGCTTCCTCTTGCTGCTGCTTCTGCATTAGTTGCATCACTTGCTGCTGAATCTGCTGTGCGTCTATGCCACCCTGTTGCTGCCGTTGCTGTTGCTGTGGCGTTTGGGGTGAGCCTGTCTGCGCAGTATTTTGCAACTGTTGTTGCGCCTCTTGCGTCTGAAGCTGCTCAATTTGCTGCTTAGCTGCGTCTAATTGCTCTTGCATTTTCTGCTCTCCTTTGCGTTTCGCCTTTTTAATCAGCTCATTCACTTGGGAAGCAGGAAGCATTTTCTCAGGTGGTGTAGCCTCAGTATCTTTCAATACCTGTTCTTCACCCACATCAGCATCTTGCAATAATTCTGCAATATCCTTTGCATCGTCCATTTGAAACCTCACTGTTTCCGGTGTGACCGTGATCACCTACCGTCCGTGGTAGTCCGACTATTTTTACCGTATAGCAACGTAAATGGCCTAGAGTCCTTTTAGCTCCGTCTAGTCGGAGTACTACATGTAATGTCAGACAATCCTAGTCAACACTACATCTTGTATATTGCATTTAGTATAGCAACATTTCTAGCAAATGGAACAGGTGTTAAACAAAGGTTTAATATCACTTCTTTTTCTTCCCGAGCACTTTATCCGCTTTCGCATCAATTTTGGACTCAGTAGATTTAGAAATTTTACCCTTATGCTCCATCTCACTTGCTCTGGATTTTGCATTTCTGGCGTGGATCTTATCCGGCATAGGATATTTCTTCTCGCCAGGCAATCCAAATTCAGATTTAGGTATCTTCTTACGCTTAGCAGCAGTTAATTTAGCCATCTTATGCTCCTTAGAAATCCACTTTCATCTTAGACTTAACAACGCGACCATTACCCTCTTTATCGCGCTTTTTAGTCTCTACAGTGCGTTCACTCTTAAGCTTAGCACCTGTTTTCTCCTTGCGTGGCTCAGTGACCTTCTTGCTCTTGCCAAGTCTCATTCCACCTTTAGGCTTGTCTCTCATTTCTTTCTCCAAATGTAAGGTGATTCGCTTTGTGATGGCGATTTTAGGAATAGTTATAGGAGAATCAACACAATGGTCAGAAATACTGCCTGATATTGTGATTCCTTCACCTGTTTCCATTACTATATATCCCACACTCTTAATTACTGGAAGTTCGCATTTAATATCATCTTTCTGAACCCAGTGAGGATATGAAATTGAGTCAATCCATTCTAAATAAATACATTCCATTACTTCTTCCTCTTCTTGCCCTCACGAGCTTCACTATAGGCAATCGTCATAGGTTCAATGGCACTCTCACTACCCTTCTTATTTAGCCATCTGATTTGGTCTTCTAATAATTTACAAGACTCGATACCCTCATCTGTCCATCTGAATCCCTTACCTGGACGAATGGCATCATGCAAGAATAAACACTTAGCCTGATCGCTTTTAACCCTTAGATATCTATAAATCCTGTCAATTAATTCGACTGCCTTTCGATTGCTTATTACCCAATGTGATGCTGGTTTCCAATTAGGCTTATGAGGCTTCCGAGTTAATATACAGCCACCGAATTTTGACTTTAAATCTTCTATTAGTTGTAGATTCGTATTGGTAACGCTTACCCTAGGTACTAATTGACCTCTAATTCTGGTAAATCCAATACATCCTTCGCCATCAATAATTCCTGCTAAATAAGCTAAGTTCATGCTTGCCATTATGCAAACTCCCAATCCTCAGCCATTAAATCACCCATGGATGCTAGCCAGACTCCAATGCTTCCATCTTGGTATTTCATATCTATATGAGGACGGTAGGTTATCTCTGTACCTTCATCAAACATACCAAGCAACGGTGGTCTATTAACTTTGAAGTTGGAACCATTAACCAAGAATACATATTGATCTTTACCATTCCATCCAGAACGCTTTACAAGAGCGCCATTCTTTATTTCATTTAATGCTTCACTGAAATTCATTTCTTACTCCTGTTAGATTTACCTGCAACTGATTCTGCTATTGCCACCGCCTGCTTCTGTGGCTTGCCCGCTTCCATTTCACGCTTAACATTAGTTGAGAAGCCCTTTTTCGACTTCGCTGCTTTTCCCTTCACTAGCGGCATTTAATTTCTCCTGAATGAAATCCAATATGCGATAATTTATATCACGAATAATTTGCTCAACATGGCCATTTTCGATTTCGTGCTTGCTAAGCAAATACGCAGTGTGGCAATCGTGCTTAACCGAACGTACCGTAATGTAGACCTCCAAGTGTTCCTCCGCCCTATCAAGAGCGGGAAGGATTTTGGCGGCTGAGCTATTCATTCTACAGATTGTGGTGTTTGAACTGGAGCAACAGGTAACGTTACGCCCAATTTAGTACCCAATTTAGCCATTAAGTGAGCTAATATTTGCTCAGCCATAGCTTCGGCCAATGCGATTAACTGCGCTTCAAAAGCACCCATGTTATTTCTCCTTTGGTTTAGTAGCTGGTTTCATCTCAAGAGCCTTCTTGTCCAGCTCATGAGTACGGTCTGCGTGTTCTACTTCATGCTTATGAGAACTCACATTGACTGCCATTTCGACAGCTGTACGTGCGTTTTCAGCATCTAGCTTCTCCTGCTTCAAGGCTTGGTCAACGCCAGCACCTTGAATATCGGCCATGACTTTAAGCATATCGATATCAGCTTGCTTATTCTTCACAGCGTCATCAGTAGAAATCTTAATTAGGTCAACTTGCGCCTGAGTCTGTACTGCCTCTTTCTTCTGCGCCACTTTCGCTAATTCAGCCTGAGCTTGCATCATCATGACTTGTTTCGGATCGAGTTGTTGCGCTGCCTGTTGCTGAGCCATTTGCTCCATCTGAGCTTGTTTCTGCGCAGTCTCTTGCATAAATTGACCAGCTGCTTGACGAAGACCTTCAATGCCGCGAATCTCAATGTTATCGAGCAATATGCCAAGCCCTTTCGTATTAATGAAGGCTGCAAATGCTTCAGAGGTTTGCATTAACTGAATGATGGTCTCAAGGCTAATCTGCTTCTGTACAGCAAAGTTCACGCCAGCCTCAACCTTAACATCCAGACTCATAGCATCGTAGCTCATGAACGGATTGCCAGGCTTGTTAATGACCTGGTATGTACGGCTGCCATCTGGCTCTACAATCGGTAAGCTTCGTGGCGTGACGTAATACTTTGGAATTAAATCAAGAATCTGCTGGCAAACTCTGTTCAACCCCTTCATAAAGCCAACGGTATAGGGCATAGCAGCAGCGTTAGAGTGCATTGCGCCTTGCATAATCGCCACACCTGATAGCTCGTTGTTCTGAATGCCCAAAGCAGCATCATATGAACCCAAGATACCTTGAATCAGGTTGTCGGACATTTGGAATGTCTCACTGATTTGAGGTGGTATTGGAGTTCGCACAATTTCGCGCGGTGGTGGTAAAGGAGTGTTAGCATCACCATCAAGAAAAGCGTTATAGAGTAAGGTGCCAGGCTTCTGAACATCAATGTAGGCATCAATGTAATCTTCTGGAATGGACTCTACAGAGGCAATAAATTTATGCTCAACAGTGTTCTCAAGCTCGTTCGCCAGTGATTGGCCAGCATAGTTCTTCAGCCTTTGAGCATCACGAACGTTGTAAATGTACGGACGAGTCATTTGCTCTGCCGTAGAATCATTGTTATCGCGCAATACGGCACTATTACCATCGAAGAAAATCAGGGGAAGCATTTTGAAGTTGGTTTTCTCGACTTTAATTAACTCAGCACCCGAAAATGTATAGCGGTCAATTGTTTCAATAATTGTTTCACGGGTCTTACCAATTGGCTGAGGGGCTTGTTCTATATGGCCAGCTTGGTTCCAAAGCTCTAATAGTTCCTCATAATGTTTCACGGCAACGACACGGCCATTGGAGAGTTTGGTAATCTTCTCCTTCTTGAACTCTTTCTTGTCATACTGGCATAAAAGAACAATATCCTTCTTGGCAGCTCGATATGACCAGTTAAATCCTGAGAAGCTACGTGCGTATTTCAGTCCTTTTAGCGCATTACTTCCGTACTCACGTTCTACTTCTTCAGCCTCTTTCGGGAATAATTGGAAGCAGAAATTACCATCACCCTTATGCGACTTACGAGCCAGAGGGTCGAAACCACATAGAGTTGGGTCGAAGGCACGCTGGGTACATATTTTCTGATCCATGGACATTTCAGATACATAATCCGTATAGACCTCGACAACAGAAAAGCCACCCACCAGAAGGTCAGTATATACATCATAGCTAAATCCATCATTGTCTGAGTCCACTAAAATAGAACGAAAATGTGCTTCGAGAATGTCAATTAGTTTAGGGTCAATGTCATCGAAACCATCTTGCGCACGAATGACGAAACCAGGCTCCATGCGTGAGAACTCGCCTCGTAATCGGCTAATGTAGGCTTCCATCATATTGAACTCAATTTGAGGACGACCTAGGGTGGCCAAAACTGCAATATCATCTTCCGTTAAGGTTGATTTATACACAAAGCGCATAAATTGATGAAATCGCTCGTAATTCGGACGAAAATAGGTGTAAGCCTGTTCGACCGACTGCTTAATCTTGTCTAACTGTGTTGTATGCTTCCTAGCAATAACGGCCATGACTAATTCCTTGTCTTATATGCCTTCCTCTTCAGCTCACTTAATCTATTCAAGCGATTTGTGGCTTCCTGTGTCGTACTTCTAAATAATGCGTCCTTATGCGTGTGGATATAGAGCAGCTTATCCATCAATGCGATACGAACCGCATCAGAACAGGTGTCTGCAATATCATCATGAGCATGGGAATCGTTATTGGTAATCTTCTTCATATGGTTAACGCACATTTCCGTATGGGAACCATGGGAAGGAAGTGATACTTGTTTGCTCGCAATGTATGGTTGTATGTCGATAAATCGCTGAGACTTGCTACCGGATTTGCGTGTACGTTCGATTTCACGCACTTTAAGTCCTCTCATCCCTTTCAGAATGGAGATAAGCGTCACTCCTGTGGACTTTTTCTCGATAAAAGCATTTAGAGGTGGCGTTTTGTGTCGTGCGCAGTCTTGCCAGAAGTCCAGAAATTCGGTTTCCAGCCTTTTAGGTTCCACGCGCATTTCACGGCAAGCAATCCAATGTAAACCCAGAACACCAGTCTTACGGCCTTCAGTCTCAATATCGTACAAACCCCAGAACGAGAAGACGGTGGCATCGTTGCGCGGGTCTTCGGTTTCAGCGGTGTCTGCTGTGATGAAAGTAATCGCATAATTGGGTTCCTCCGCAAGGAGTGGGAAATCTTCTGGTGTAAATAGACCACCACCAGCAGGTTGCGGGTCTTGTTGATGCTGAGCTGCGAACACATAGCGGTCTTTATCTTGGCGAATTAATAGCATTTCTAAAGGGAAGGCTTCGGGATAAAGTGCGTTACCAGCCTCATCAAGTGATTTTAGAACGACATTATCCCAGTCATAGCCATCCTCGCCCGCAAGGAAGTAAGCGGGTAAGTCTTGTTCGTGTAAACGTTGTCCTATGAAGACAATGGGGACATTGATACCCCTAGGTCTCTGCTGAATGGTTTCACGGAAATTGGTGATGACCGACTCTCGAATGAGATCGGAATGGACTTCATCGGGCTTATGACTATCATCGATGACAACTGCTCCAGAGAATCTATCCAGTCCTGGCAATCCTGCATTTCGTCCTGTAATAGCACCAGCAGAACCAAATGCGGAAACTGTTCCGCCATCTTCTGTAGTAAAAGCATCTTTAGCTTGTGAATCGTCTCGCAGATGTACATCGAACAACTCCTTATATTGCGGAAGCGTCATTAATCGCTTCACCGTGTCAGTATGAGTCGCAGCCAGAGTCTTAGCATAGGAGATATACAGGAAATTACAGTCACCCCACTTCGCATAGCACCAAGCTATCCAGAAACTTATGATGACGGACTTACCGTGACCAGGAGGGACGTTAATTAATAGGCGTAAAGATTCGAGGCGCGTACAACGAGTTAACGCACGACAAATAGTAATGAAGTGGCTCTCTCTACCTACCGGACGTGAGATAATGAAATCTCGCCCTGTCAGTATAGGGAAGAAAGCCTGAATAAAGAGTAGTAAACTACCCCGTAGCTTGGCCGCTATTTCTGCGTTCTCAAGCTTCAGCTGAGCTGCTTTGTCCATGTAGGGGCAATCCTTTGCCAGATTCGCATCATGCGAGCCTAAATGAAGATATCAATCCTAACTTAGCACAAATTTAGGTAAAAACACTATATATTGTGTCAAGTTTCACTCGTAATCATTAAATGTAGCGATAGAATTGGGGAAAGTTGCCATCCAGGGCAAAAACTCCGCAAATTCCTTGGGTAACTTGACGTTCTTTAAATCGAACACTCTGTGGAACATAGGAGCTATATGCTCTGGTCGCCATCCTGCAAGACCGCAACCGATTGGTGTGACCATGTAATTGTGCTCTGGAGTATATGAAGCGTAGGACAAGAAGTCTGCGACAAACTTGTTAATGGAAATAAGATCCAATGACCTTCTGGGTGTCTCTTTAGTTGGTATTGCGTAGGAGTTGCCTTGGAGTCCGATTCCTTGTCCGAGTTTTGCACCATGCTTCTCCAATACTGTTAACGCTGCTCCGCGCTTGTGAATTCCCATAAGATTACTGCCGAACACGAATATATCAGCCATTATTACTCCTAGTGGTGGAGAAGCAAGGATTCGAACCTTGACGGGCTAGCCGACCTCTGGGTTACAGTCTTTAAGCTCGACATGTCTCTCACGATGGCAGTTAGCGCAAAGCAAATCGCATTTGTCCAATTCTTCTGCCAGTCGCTTATAACTAACTTTCTGATATTGAGCAAAGCCAAAATCCTTTTGCGTAGGGTCTCGGTGATGAAACTCAAGTGCCTCTAAACAATTGTTATAGCCACACTTAATACATTTACCGCCTAGATAATCCACGCACCAAGTCTTTTTCTTCTTTCTATGCCGATATACGCCTTCAAGATTACATTGATAACAACGTGTTCGAGTGCGACCTGTATCAACATGAGTAAAGTGCTCTGTTAATCCGTGTTTTTTACATTCTATTTTCATGGATTACATTATACATTAATCCCATTTAATAGAATAGGTGCTCTTCCTAGTAAGCGTCTTCTCCGTAAATGGTAGCGGGTGAAGGAGTTGAACCTTCGACATGAGGAATATGAACCCTCTGTTCTACCACTGAACTAACCCGCTATAAACTGGCAGGGCTATCAGGACTCGAACCTGATTTACAAAGTAATAAGCCCAGCATGTAACTTTCTGTGGCAGTTAGAGCATATAACAACACATTTTCTAATTTCTGCCTTCAATCTTTTATGAGAAAAACATACCATTCTACTAACAGGCATATCTTTTAGTTTCGGCTCTATGTGATGATAGTCCAATGCTACAGGCTCTCTTTCTCCACATTTACGACAACCAACTAACCTCTTATGCCTAAAAATCATTTGATAACTTTTTTCAGTTTCTTTCTTATCTCTAGCCCGAAGCTTTGCTCGTCTTATAGGGCTATTACGATAATTATCGTTATTGAACTTTTGAGCACATGGCCTACAATAAGTTTGCAGCCCATCTTTTTTTAATTTATTTCGATTAAACTCTGAATAATCCTTTTCAGTAGCACAATTATTACATCGTTTCATCTATTTTCCAGAGTCAAAGTCTAGTGTGATAACCATTTCACCATATCCCAATAATTGGTCTCGGTAGAGAGAATCGAACTCCCGACCCCATGCTCCCAAAGCACGTGCGCTACCTAGCTGCGCTATACCGAGATGGTAGTCCCGAATGGATTCGCACCATTATTTCCCGATTATCGGTCGGGTGTTCTGACTATTGAACTACAAGACTATGGCTCCAGAGGAGAGGGTCGAACTCCCGACATACAGGTTAACGGCCTGTCGCTCTGCCAACTGAACTACTACGGCGAAGATTAAGTATATCAAATCTGGTTTAACTTGCTACTTATTCATAATGTACTTATATCGTACACTTCGGTTCTGAGTAGCTAGGAGGACTAAGCCTTCGGGTTTCATGAACCCTGGAGCTGCCTGAGAACCCATGACGGTTAGTCGTCCAATGACTCTTTCCAGAGTTTTCTCTATCACTGGAACCTTGCTCACGCACTCCGGCCATTCGGGTAGCCAGATGTTGAAGAGACTGAACTTTCGCTACGAGCCATGGAGAGCCGAAGGCGAGGGCGAGTAGTCCCTGGTAGCCTTAGGGCCGTGTGTTTTTCCGTAGGAAAAATATAAGGCATACGAAAAGGCGTCAGTCATTGGGGAGCGTA